CGACCCATTGCCGAGTTAAGTTCTTCGGCTGAACGGTATGAAACAATACCGTGGTTAGTTGCAATATCAAACATTTTATTCTCCTTGATTCTATTTTTTCCCAAACATCCATTTTTTCTTGGCAGGTGCCTGGGGCACTGGTTTAACTGATGGTTCTATGTGCTGCTGGGGTGGCTCTGGTTCAAGCATTTTCTTAAACAATAGAATTACCCGATCCTTTTCTCGCTCAGAAATTATTCTAACAGCTTCTAGTTTGCCTTCGTAGCTTTTGGCACTTTCTAAAAAACCGTCGGGCACTGCGAGCTTTTTCTTTTTGGGTTTTAGTGCATCTAACTTTTTCTTAAACTCTTCTGGGGTGTCTTCTGTGGACATGATTTTTGTTTCCTATAGTATAGCGAGATTACCCCGCTATACTATGTATCAATTAACCATGGCCTTTCATACTCAAGCAGATGTCATAGAACTCTTTCTTCAGTGCAGGATCATCATTGAACGCACCCATCATTATAGCAGTGGTCATGTCTGACTCATGTTCACGCACCCCGCGCATGGTCATGCAGTGGTGTTCGGCTTTGACCAACACAGCAATATGCGGAGTCTTGGCATACTGCTTGAGGGCGTCGGCAATTTGCGTGGTCATTTCTTCTTGAATCTGTGGACGTTCGGCAATGTGATGCACTAGTCTATTGAACTTGCTGAGCCCAATCACTTCTTGATCAGGCACAATGCCCACCCAGCAACGACCCACAATGTTTTGAAAGTGGTGAGCACAGGTAGACCTTATGCTGATAGGACCTGTGGTGTAGAGACTTTTATAGCCCATGTTGGGAAAGGTTGTGACTTTGGGCACTTCCCGATAGCGACCAGAAAACGTTTCACGAATGAACATTTTAGCAACTCTATTGGCTGTGTCCTGTGTGTTGTGATCATGATCAATATCAATCACCAAACTAGTCAACACAGCTTCAAGTTTGCCTGCAACTTCGGCCTGAAGTTCATCCAGCTCACCTTCGCCAATGAAGTCGGCAATGTTGTCGTTGCTGTGGAATCTCTGCTTGGCTGCCAACAGTCGTTGCCTAATTTTAACACTGGCAGGCAACTTCATGTTTAGATGTTCTTCATCATTGCTGTAATACATTTTTTCATATACCATTTTATCTCCGAGTTTTAGACGTGGATGTCTATAGATTGATTATATAGGTTATTTAGATCTGAAGTCAAATTTTTATTCTTCAAACCCAGATTCCCAGCTCAGGGCACCTTTTTTAGGCAACGCCCAGCCCACATAGGTTTGGATACGCTCAAGGTCTTGCCGACTCCTCAAAGAACACAACTCGTTGGCAAAGTGTAGCTCAACTCCATGATGCAATGCCAGCTCCAGCAATTCGTTTCTACGATTAACATTGTCAGACAAAGAAAACATCGAGCACAACACAATGCCAGTGGGACGTTGTTTGATAAAGTATTCTAGGCTGGGCTGCCACCAGGTATGCTCGTTTTCAAATTGATAATCATTGTAACTGATGTTGTATTTGCGGCAGTAGTCTTCAATTGTGGCACGTTGCATTGGCAGAGGAATTCCCCGGCTCCAGTTGCTCTCCCATCCCGAGTAAGTGACAAAGGTGGCATTTGAGTAGTTGGCTTCTTTGCTGGCTTCGTGGTCGCCGGGCAATCTAAAAAATCCACCTGGTACCTTTCTGCCGTACTCTTCACCTTCGATCAAAATACGCATATCAAGACTCACACGAGTGTAGCCTTCTTCGTTGTTGACATTGCCATGCAAGTGTTCTTGAAAGAACAAATGACTTTGTCCCGGCGACAAAGTCACTGGCCAAGCGTGTTTCAAACATTCATCTTCAAACCGTTCTAGATCCCAATGTTGTGCCAAAAATCGGCGTGTGATATCACGACTTTCATCAAGCCCCATGATCCACATGGTGTTTGTACCACCACACTTGGTAAACGGAGTCCAGATAGTTCTGCAGCCGCGGCCGTTGCCAACAAACACACCTTGATGAAACTGTAATCGACGCCCTGCCCGGGCTTGATCAGGTATGACTACTCGTAGTGTACCTTGTCTTTGTATCAAAAATCTACGACCTTCAATTCTGCTGGGCACGTACTCTTTGGCAAACTCATCAAACTTTTGCATGAAGTCAAGTCGATTGCAGGCCTGATGTATGTATTGACTTACCCGGACTATTTCGCTGGGCTCTAGCACCAGGTGTATGGTTTCAAGTTCTTTGATTTGAGGGAACTTTTCTTGGATCACACTCAATGCCCAGCCCGGCCAGTTGTACTTTTCTAGATCATACTCTAGTGTTTTGTTATCCCAATGTTCTTTGCCTATTATCATACTATCTCCGTTGTAACTAGATTTTTCAACAAGCCCTTGCGACGAGTTTGATAAAAATTGAGCTCAGAAGTCATGCCTTTTTGTGGTTGAATCTGATAAACTAACTCATTGTGCTCTTGTGTTATTATATTATAATCTGCTGATATAATCAACGGGTACTGGCTATCTTCGTTGAATAAAAAATTGTATTGCAACTCAGACACCCAGGCTGGCAATGTCACACACTTGTTGCCAATCTCCAGTGCCAGTTCATATGCTGATTCGCGGTGCTGATACATAAAGCCATAGCTCACACTGTGCAGCGCATGTCCACCATTTTTTATATCAGCAAATGACAAAATTTCACCAGTTGTGAGATAGTGCCTGACAACTTCTTTTGTTTTGGAAAAATGCTCGCCCAATTTTGGATCATCAGACAATTTTTCAAAGAGCCTGTTGTAATAATCTTTGTAACTGATATCATGAGCACCACGCAGATACCGACTGACAACCTGACTATAGCCACCAATGTGAAAATACAGTATCATCCATCCGTACATGTAGGCAGTGACCATGTCGTCGGTGCTCATGGTATTGGTGGCATTGATTAACTCAATGGTTTCCTGAATTTCTCTGCTGTCATTGGCGTTGTACAAGGGCATGTAGTCTTTGGCCACAACAGACTCAATTCCATACTTGCGACGATATTCGGGCTGTCCCATTTCACTGTTGATCAGAATCTGCGTAAACCACATGTCAATCAAACTGTGTTGTCCAACTTCCAACAATGCATCAAACCCATCAATCCATGTTTCAAGTGTTTCATTGGGCATGCCAAGAATGAGTTCGGTGTATGTTGGAACATTGTGTTCAGCACCCAGAGCCAACAGTTCACGCATGTTGTTGATGTCCATGTTGCGTCGTTTGATAGCATCCAACGTGTCTTCGTTCATGCTCTGTACACTGACAGTGACCCCACGGCCTAAACTGCCAATAGTTTGTGCAATTTGAAAAACTATTTCTGTGGAATTTTTAGCATATTGAAAATTTACTCCTTCCAACACGCCGCCGCGATCTGCTGCATCCCGGACCATCCGGGCTATTTCTAAATCACGTTCTTTGAATATTCCCATGTTGGCATCGGCGCAAACAATGTATTTCACTGGTTGGGTTACAATCCATTCTAGTTCTTGTTTGATTTTACCAAGCTCGAACTTTTTAATTTTGCTGTACGTAAGACTGCCCCAATCACAAAAAGTGCAACTGTAAGGGCAACCTCGATTGGTTTCCAAGGTCATGGCCCAGACCACATCTGGATTGTTTTTAATGATGCCATCAAACACGCCAGTGGTGTAAGGGCTGGGGATTTCTAGATTGTTTAGTCTGCGTTTGTTGTAAAATAGGTCAACCGGCGCATCAGTTATCAAAGTTCTCAACAAATCCAAGAAGTTTTCTTCGCCTTCGCCGCGCACAAAACTATCAATGAACTTGTACTGTGTCATGCCGCCGTGTGTCTGTGGCCCACCAAACACAATTACAGTGTTGGGCCATTTGTTTTTGATTGCTTCGGCCGCATGCAAACACCAACGTTCATTCCAGACATAGCAACTGAATCCGCATACAACAGGGTCTATCAGTCGATCAAGAATTTCATCAACTGACTCACGTCTAAAAATTATATCAGCCAGTTGAAAGTTTGCCGTGATGTCGGAGAACTGTGCAACGTAACTCCAGACACAGCCTGCGCTGTAAGGAAAATAACAATTGATTTCGTTTCTTACATCAACTGCATACTGGGGCTGAAACAAGTACACATTCTTCACTGTCGAATCCCAGTTATCTGTATAGTGTATCTGTTGGCACTGCCAAAGTTTGCAGCAATATGTTTGGTGGTGCCGGACCACGATACCCAGTCACCTGCTTGCCAGCCATCAAATGATTGTTGATCACAGTGAAAAATATGACCCATTTGCCAGTCTGTGAGAAAAATCAAAACTCTCTGTATGGATTCTATGTCAGTGACATTGTTGTTGCTGCTGTATCTGGCATACAAGTCTCCATGCAAAGGTTGAATCATGCCCGGCTGCATTCTGTGTATCACCGTAAATTTATTGGCTAGATGCGGCCAAGGGTTGCTGTTCCAAAATAATTTTTCATCCACTGAATCGTTGACATCCATTCCTATTAGATCCCAGTAAATCCGAGTGCTGTCAATATTGTCCCAGATATAGGCATCGGCACCGCCATTATCAAAGTCTTTGATACTGCGATGTCGAAACGTCATGGATTCTAGTGCATGCTGAGACCATGTTGCTTCTATATGGCCCTGTGTGATCATTATTTTTTATCCAGTTGTTTGCGCCAAATCTCAATGGTGCGATCTAAGCCTTGATCAAGACTGACCTGAGGTTGCCAACCCAGCAATTTATGAATGAGATTGTTGTTGCTATTTAACCAGTAAATTTCACCAGGGCGGCGCGGCTTTGAGTCCCAGTATATTTTGCCTTTCCAATTGAGTTTGTCAGCAATCATCTGTGCGTACTGGTCAATTCTAACAGGGTTGTCTGGGCCCAAGGTAAGAATTTTGCCGTCGTTTACAAGCTCTGGACTCTCGATAACTCTTGTCCACGCATCCAGCAAGTCGTTGATAAAAATAAAATTTCTATAGGGAGTTTTGTAACCCAAAAAACAATCACTGGGGTTTTTTAACATCTGAGTTATAATTTGTTCGGTCACAAAAAAATCATTGTCACGCCGTCCATAACTGTTGGTTTGTCTGATAGCAGTAAACGGTAACCCAACTGCTCGATGCATGTATTCTAGATATTTTTCAACTGCAAACTTAGCCACGGCATAGGGTGCATTGGGATGAGCCTCTGTGGTTTCATCAAACGCCACTGATTGGTTGACTTTGCCATGCTGTTTGACTTCGTCGCTGATGGGCTGCCAGCCGTACACTTCCATGGTTGAGGCAAAAACAAAGTTTTTTAATCCATTGACTTTGGCCGCGGCTTCTATTAGATTGACTGAGCCAACATAGTTGACTTGACTGAAATCAGTTTGTTCGTAAAAACTGCGTTCTACTTCTGTTCTTGCCGCAAGATGCACAACAACGTCAGGTGCTTGATCCACAAGTTCCGCTTCTACTGCTGCAAAGTCCATGAGGTCGCTGGTCATGCTGTGGACTTCGTGATTGTTACTGAGTATTGGAACCAGGTGCGAGCCAATAAATCCGGAAGCTCCGGTGATAAAAATTTTCATAATATGATTAGTTTCCTACAATCTGGATAGGTGTGATGAGTAACTGCACCCGTGAAGTATTTAAGGCGGTCCGTGCCCTGCTCACAAAGTTCTAGTGTGGGACAATAGTGCCAGCCCTGTGTGAACTGAGGTTGATTTTGCCAGGGCGATACCCGCAGATCTCTGCCATCGCTGCGCCAACGGCTTAAAGTTTCATACGCATCAACATCGTCCAACAACACAGCACCACCACGCCCCAGATGCAAAGGCTTGCTAACTCCAAAACTTACACACTGCATCTGTCCGGCGCGGTACATGCCACGTTCTAATCTTCTAGCACTGTCCCAAATTGTAGTTCCGTGCAATTGATACTCACCAGTCCATGTTTCGGGAGTTAATTTATAGTCAATGCCTAGATTACGCACAGTCATTGGTACCGACAGATAAGTGTATGCAGTGAATTCACAATGACTGGGCGTTTGATAACGCAGACAAAGCTCAATGGCATGTGTACAACAATCTGTGACTACCGCGTAAGGTGAACCAGCAAAGTCGGCCAACTCCTGCTCAAACTCAAACAGTGAGCTAAACCCGCTCATACCATTTCCATGCATGTTGCACAATTTGTTCTAAACCATAGTTTGGTTTCCAGCCAGTGATTTTATTAAATTTGTCAGACATAGCAGTCAGCACAGCAGGATCTCCGGGTCTTCTTGGCCCATATTCCATGGCAATTTCTTTGCCAACAACCTGACAGGCCGTGTTGTAAACTTCAAGATTGCTGAATCCTTGCCCAGTGCCCAGGTTATAGCAATCACTGGGCACCAATGATCGGTCTATGGCCATTATGTGTGCATCAACAATGTCACACACATGAGTGTAATCACGCACACAGGTACCATCTGCAGTTTCATAATCATTGCCATAGATTGTAAATGTTTTGCCTTGCCGATGCTGCTCAAGCATTTGTGCAATGATATGAGTGGCACCAAGTCGTTGCCCGTGTAATTGATCTGGGTCTGCACCTGTGGCATTGAAGTATCTAAAACACACATGGTCCATGTCGTATGATCGAGTGTAATTTTTAATCATCCATTCGCCAATGAGTTTGGTTTCTCCATAAGGAGAGATTGGGATTTGAGGATCTTCCTCGGCAATGGGAGTCATAATAGGATTGCCGTAAGTACTGGCACTGCTTGAAAAAATCAGTCTACAGTCTTTTAATCTAGCACCCATACAATCCAACAGCTTCTTTAAATTAACCACATTGTTCTGATAGTATACTTCGGGGTCTGTCATGCTGGGCCCTACCAAACTCTGAGCAGCGCAATGTATGATGGCAGTGGGCTGATTGGCTACAGATATCAAATTCAAAGCAGTTTCGGATTCAAACGGGAAGTGATGAAATCTAAACGTATCTTCAAACTTTTTACAAAAGGCAATCAAGTTAGCCGGCAAAGGCCGTATGTCAAATGCTACCACTCTATAGCCTTGTTGCAGTAGTTTAATAACTGTTTGGCCACCTATGTAGCCTGATGCTCCGGTTACAACAACAGTTTGTGTCATAGTTCAATTTTCCTTACAGGGTATTTTGCGTTTGTCACATGATCACGATATCGATTTCCTACTCGTTCCCAGGTTCTGCCTTTCCAACGTTCGTCTGTCTGGCCATATTCAATAATATCACAGATACGATCAATGGTACCGTTGTTCCAGTCCGAGATCAGTCCCATGTTGTGATGTGGTTGCTTCAACAAGTTAGTTAACTTATGGAAGGCATCATCAATACTCCAAGGCACGTACAGACGGTCCGGATCGTTGGCAAAGGTTTCGGGGAATGATCGGTATGCAGGATAAAGTACATTCGAGCCGAGAGTGTCTGCTTCCGATACGGTGTTTGACACCCAATCCTGAAGAGCGCAATTGAACAGTACTCTAGTACTGTTAAGCAATCCGTAATAGTCGTTTTTACTGAGATTTTCATAGATTGTAAGTTGTCCTTGACTAGCCATTGATCTTGCACGGTCGACATAGGCATCATTGTTTGATCGCAACGGCCCGCCAGAGTAGATACAAAACTCAACCGGATACGGACCTTGACGATGCCACATTTCAATCAAGTCCATGTAAAAATCAGGTTGCTTCTCTTGATCAAATCTTGCTGCAAAGCCCACACGCATTGGACGTTGATCAAATGGTGTAATGTTTTCAACGCCACCAATACGTTCCAACACTTCTTCTTTGCCAAATGCTAGACCTGATATGTTGAACAGTCTAGCATCCCAGCCGGCAATTTTCATGTGTGCTACCATTTCCTCGTTGGTGGCCAGCACGCCTGTCACAAACTCATTCACCATCTTTTCATATGTTGACATCCACTTCGCCATGTTCCACACATGTACAAAATCATCAGGGTCAATGGCCTGTGCAAGACAGCGAACAAAAATACGAGGACGCTGACTCCAATGCACTTGATCCAAAATATAAGGCAGACTTTCGATGCCGGGCTGAAACATGTCTTCAAAATAGATAACATCTTCATCAGTGACATCTCCATTCTTCATCATCTGCACTAGATTCATCATCTGACTCATGGAAAAATAACTGCGTCCATGTGCATCCAACACCTGTCCTACATTGATAGCCTGAGTGTTGTCAATGGTCTGTCCTGGCACGTACACTACGTCGTAGCCACGTTGTTCAAACACTCGACGATTCCATTCGGTCAGTTGCAGTGTGTAGCGGGCTTCGTAACTTTCCAGTCCCATATAAAATAGTTTACGCATTTATTGTTCCTTGTATAAAATTGTCCAATTTCTCGGCCCAGACACGATTCGCTTGTATTCCGGGATGAAGACCATCAGTGTCAAACCAGTTGTTTTTTTCAGCGATGTCCGAAATATTATCATCAATGCAGCAGCAATGCCAGTCTATCATTTTACACAATGCTGTGTGTTTTTGCAACCTTTCAATGTAGTTTTGATAGAATGTAAAAACATACGGCACCTGCATTTGCTTGAGTGTGTTCTGCAGTGCAATGACCTTTTGCAAAAATCCATATTCAAACTGCAGTGAGTCTTGATATCTATACACTGCATCAAATGCTCGAGATTTGCGCATAGCAGACTCGCCATTGTAGTGCCCGCAACTAAAAATCCAATCTTTCTCCACTGAGTCTTGATCGTTCACAGGCTCAATGACCTTTTCCGGCCAGTCGTTTTGTTGACTTTGATAGCGACTGGTATATCTACTTAGATCAAACTGATCAGGCTCGGCAATTTTCATATCCACACGCTCAATGCCTGACCACATGATCAACACAATGTCGTACCAAGGCCAGTTGGCCAGTGCCGACACAGTGGTTTCATGGATGTAGGTATTGCCAGCACCGGCGCAGGCAAGATTGGTAAGATTAGATTGATCTACTGTTTGAAGAAGATAGGGCCATGCGATAGGCCCTCTTGAAAAACTACACCCATTTACCAATGCGCGAAGCTTATCCACGTCGATTGTCTTGGATCCACATGTCCTTGGCATTCTTGCCGTTGGCAAATTTATTGTATTGCTGATATGCGTAACTCTTGAAATTATACAGATCTGCTTCGTTGTAGCGATAACCGTATTCACGGCAGAAATTCAAGAACTGTTCAAGATCGTCAAGCAGCTGATTGGCTCTTGCGTTGGGTTTGATAATGGGCTTTCCCATGTGTGTCTCCTAGTTTTTAGTGTAGTTGTGTATCAGGATCGTAAGCAATGCCACGCCACTGTTTTATTTTTACTTCTTCTGTTTCGGGAGTGTCGTCGCCCCAAACTGGGAGCCATCGCGCACCAGTCCAACGTGCTGTTGCTGCGACAGTGTTTGGCCATTCGTTCTTTTTGCCTGTGTCAATTTCATAGATGCCTTCACGAACAGGGTCAACTTTCTTTGAGAACCATTCCGTCATTTCATAAGTGCAGTCGTCACTGTCACGATAACGTTCCCACCTGCCGTCTTTCAATGATCCTGCAACATAGAATCCAAATTCTGAACTCTTGCCAGTGGTATCTCCGCCCCAGTTATCAATGGACTCATCACCGTAACTTGCGCCAACAACAACATCGCTGCCGTCCACATCTTCAACATGGAAAGTTAGTTTGTTGATATCAAACGGAGCAGTGAGATCAATGCTACCTTCAAAGAACGTGCCCTTTTCGTTGCTGTTGCCAATGAACACTACAGTACCTGGAGGCTGTTCATCAATAAACACTGCATCTGCATAATCAAACTCCGGACAATCTTGGTCTTGGAAATCTTCAAGCCCGCTTCGGAGTACTTCATCACCGTTTTCATCTTCGATTTGCACAGTGCCGCTATCTAAAACAACACCATTGGTATGTGCCATGTCGTCGCATTCATACCATGAACCCGGAGAGAATGGCCACATGTCTTCGGGGATGTTGTTTTCTTCAGCATAGTCACTGTCCCAGGCAAAGTCACTGACGTCTAATCTACGACTTCTAAAGTAATCGTAGATTTCACGCTTCACTGTTCCCATCACAGACTCACCACCGTAGCCCCAAAGACTAATCTTATAGGTGCATGGTGTAAATTTCAACATCGCGATGAGTCGTTCTTGCTCGGCTAACTTTTCAGCTGACTTTTTTGATCTAGGCATAACAACTCCTTAGATTTTAATTGATAGAGAGGGTTGATGAGTATTGTAAGTAATGGCGCAACCGTTTTCACCATCTTCACTTACTTCGATTGTAACATTACGTTCGGGGTATTTACTACCAATTTGGACATATAAGTCATCAGCAATCATTTCGCAACTCTTGTAATCTAGAATGAGTGTATCAGTACTATACAGCCCTTCGCACCAGCGTTTGAACTGGATGAATTCGATGTCCCGGTCATTGTGGAACACATCAATTGACACCCGGAAGTGAAAAATATGGCGATGCTCATTGGCAAGAAAACTAACATCCGCAAGTCTTGGATCCTCCGCTGCTGCTGGGTATTTATGAATGCCTTCTTTGCGAAACGTAATCCATATCTGGCGTTGGGCATGTTGCACAATTCTATCTGTTGTTTGTCGCTGTTCTAAGTTCATGATTGACGCATACTTTCCATTGTGATGATTTTAGCAAGTTCTACATTGAAATCTTGGTCTGATGTAATTATATAAGTCTTGTTTTCGTTGCGATCTAATTTTCTATCATACTGCTTGAATGTCACAAGTGATCCA